GCTGAAATGTTACCATTTCGAACATAGACGGCTTCAACCCATTTTTGTGGATCTGCCTTTGCAGTTGAACCCGTTACAACCTGAAGTTTTTCTAATGAGAAACCATTGTTGTTGAACACATCAACATCAAGAACTCCTTGGCCCGAGAGCACTGATTCGCCAACTGCATAATCCTCAATCATGTTTTGGTAAGAGGTCATGAAGTCTGGGAAGTACTTCGTAAAGGACTTAACAGAATCATCTTTGACAAGAGTTCCATTGGGAATGGTTACACCAGGAACTTTTTCTAGTTGCACGCCCCAATAAAGAGATGGATCGACAGAGGCTTTAACACCTTCACCACTCTTGAGATGTTGACGCATTGGGACAGGAGGCTGAACAGCCTTATAAAGAGTTCCTGCCGCTGCTAGAACGTTTGAATCAGCTTCATTGAGAGTTGCAGAGCCAGACGTTACGAGGTGAGCAAGACCACGGTAACCAATAGGAAGAGCAGTTGCATCCACTTCTTCATTCTCTACGCCCGAGTCAAGTTCGACTCGAATGTAGTTGGACTTATTTGGATAGTTACCATCCACAACGACCTTCTGAGAAGTCTCAGAACGATCGAAGTCGAAGTACACATTTAGATCACCAATTAGTTTGGCAATGTAACGATCCGATGATGGATTCAATGAACATCCACGGAAAGATTCAATGGCACGAACGTTGGCATCGGTATCATTCCAATCACGAACAACAACATCAAATGTTCCATATTTGTCTTTTGTATCATCCGATTGAGCAATATTCTCAATGGAGATCTTTACTTGATCGGCTACACCGGCACCGGCATCAAGCGAGTGGAACCGGAACAGGTTCTTTGCTTTACCGCCGAATTTTTGTGATACAACCCAAGGTGATTTCGCGTGACGGAATCGATCCTCAAAGTTTTCAAAGTTGGGGGTAGTTGCAGAACCAACGTTACGACCTAACGAACCTGTCGTTAAGAACGCTGCTTCTTCTCTACCTTGTTGATTGCTGGCACAGAACGTAGCCTGAATGAAGTTCGTTCCCGTAATGTATCCGAGAGCAGGAGAAACATCATAGGACGCATAAAGATAGTGACCAGCCTCTTGAAGCTTGTAAGGATCTCTATTGAAGACGTTAGGAAAATAATTTGGTGCAGAAGAATCAAAAGAACCCGTATAGACACGAGGATATCTCGAATCGGTTCCCTTATGACCGTTAAGCAACATAACGAAGTCTTGCTTGTTGGTTGCACCCGTATAGAGCGTAACCGTTCCCATGATGCTTCCTCTTTCGTTACCAGTTGAGGCAATGAAATTCGCACCAGGATCTGACGAAACAGCATTGAACGATGAAGAGAGTTTGGCAACGACACCAGAAGGAGTCATCAAAATACCGCGAACAAGCGGAACGCCAAGTTCTTGACCAGGAGATAATAGTCCTGCATCTTCAAAATAGGTTGAACCAGCACTGGCGCTATGCACCGCGCCGAGGAAATAGGTTCGACCCATTGCGCCACCATAATTTGCATATGGATTTTGAGTGAGAATACCACTGTCCGGATGTGGTTGAAGTTCACCAACAACGAAACCTGCATTGGTTACGTTACCAGCGTTTGTTCCACCAGAATTTCTTTTCTTACCATCGCCAATTCCAAGCACACGAAGATATGTCAACGATTGAGAATTACGAAGCCATTCAACGGCACCAAGAGGACCAAATTTCTTACCATCCGTCTTACCGAATTTCGCATAAAAATCTTCTTTGATAGCAACCGTAACGGGCACGAAGGCAGGACCCTTCAAAGCAGTTCCGATGATACCGGCAGGAACACCAACAGGCTGTGCAGTTTGTGGACCTGTTAGATCAATTTCCCTAGCTGTAACACCAGCGCTTCCAAGTTTTACATTTGCCATGTTGACTTATTCTCCTGCTTTCATAAATATACGATTATCTAAAACTCTTGCGGTGATTGCTTTCATGTTTAGAGGAATTGTACTCCGCTGTTGGTGATTATAAATTCCATCTTGATCTTTTCGATCGTTCTGGTTGGAACGATTTCAATGCGACCATTAACACGATTGAGTTCTTCATCAGCTTCAGAGTTGTTCCGCTCATCCATGATGACCAGGAACTCTTCAACACCTGATTGGGTTTGAATGATGCCGAGTTGAATGTTTGCTTCGCTAACAAACTTATCTCTGATTTCTTTAACGTTCTGTTCGAAAACCATTTTATTGGCGAGACCAACGATAACTCGTTTAACTTCCAGAAGAAGACGGCGAACGTTAACTCGATCAAGTGCCGATGCTGATTGTTGAAGTGTCTTCTGACCGAAGATCACAATTCCAGTTCGTGGGAACGTGGCGATTGGATTGATCTTAGAATCAGAACAAACATCACGATCGTCAGAGTTTAACCGAATCTGCACGTTGGACACGAAGTCCAAAGAGGCTCTATTGAAGCCAGCTGGTGCAAACCACGGGTAGGCAACTCTATCATTATATGCAAGAGCTGCTAGGGCCGCGACAGATGCTGGCACTTTAACACGACGCTTATTAACCGCGTCATCAATGAGCACATCTGGGAAATATGTTGATGAGAAATTGTTATCAAGACCACGTGCATCAAGAGTCTTTGCAACGTTGGTTACGTCTGGTCTTGCCGATGAATCTTCATAAATACGAGCATTGTTATCATCGTAATGAGGAATATCCATTAGATAAATCGCGAGACCATAATCCTTCACCTTGCGAGCGGCATAATCCGTAACATAGGATTCACGAACGCCTGGAATGGCTAGAATGTTCGTATTAACACTATTTGGATCGGTCATGATGTCGATAGCGGTTTTGAATGCTACGACAGAGTTATTCGTTACATCTGTTCCACCTTGGTTTTGAGCGAGACCAGGAGACACGAATGTCTCTTCTGCTCCGCCGCCAAGATCGAACGAAAGTGACTTGTCGGTCATTCTCTTCGCTTGTTTATCAAGAATGTTCAGACCATCAAATCCGCCCTGAAGGAAGGTTGAGAATTTTGCAACAGATGAGAAACGATTGAATTGAACAGAACTTGTTTGAGCAACAAGGGTTCCGAGAGTGATACGACCAGAAAGAATTCCGTCACTAACAGTGTATGTTGATGGATCTGGTGATGCATCACGAAGGTAAGCCATCTCACGAGCGTGTTGACTGACCGATGCAGTTAGATCATTTACGGCTCCGTTAGAGAATGCAACACGAGCGAGAGTGAACTTGTTATCACAGAAATCGTTTGCTCCAGAACCCGTTACGACGGCATCCAATTTACTGATACCAAGGAACTTGGCATACGTGTTTAGAAGAGGATTTTTGTCGCTCGAAATGTTTGGATTAAGAGGATTCGTTGTGCGCTCAAATTTGACACCCCAATGGAAGTTCGCATTGGTGATTTCTGTTGGTCCAGGATTGCCGAGGAAACCAGAGGTAGAAACTTCACCACGGGTAACCTTGAAACGATACGGAACGGGAGGAACGATAGAACCAGAAAGAGCACTTGCCGATGAAATAACGGCATTAGAACCGAGATAGCCCGTAATGCGCTTTAGTCCAGAAGCTTGTGCAGTGTCCGTAAGAGAGTCATTGGTCTTGATAACTTCATGACCACGGAAACCGAATGGAAGAGCCGAAGGTGGAACCATCTTACGTTCAACCTGTTGTGAAACCACAACACGAACGAATTTGGAATTGTTTCCGTACTTGCCTTCAACGATCAAACGACGTTCATCAACGTTTTCTGATTCGAAGTTGAAACGAACTTTACGATCGCCGAGAACACGAGCGATATAGTTTGGAGAATCTGGATTGAGGCTTAGTTGAGAGAACTGTTCAAGAACGTCTGGTGACTGATCATCATCAGCCCAGCTACGAACGGAGAGAGTGAACGTTCCATAAGGATCAAGTTGATCGCCAGAAATCTTTAGATCAGAAATGCTGATCTTGTACAACGTATTGGCATATTCTCCATCATCAAGAGCTTCGATTGAGAAGAGATCATATTCGGTCTTGCCGTATGGTTGAGAGATGATCGAAGGAGTTTTTGGAGATGTGAATTTGGTATCAAAATGACCGAACGTGTCACGGAAAACCATGCTGGTATCACCAGAGGTTTTTGACGTGTTCGAAGAGCCTGACATAACACCGACATAAGACGCACCAGCAATTTCGGCGTCCACGGCGAAATCTCCATAAACAAGATGTTGTTCGGTTGCGAACTTTTCTGGATCTCGGTTAAGAAGCTTAGCAAAATAATCTGAAGAACTTGGATCAAGAGAAGCTGTGAAAATTTTGATACCAGCTTTACCGTCCGTAGTTGCGAATGCAGCACCATCAGAAGAGGAAAGAATGAGTTTGAATTTCCCAGCGTCGATGTTTGCGGTATCGGAAATTTGGTTTGAGCCGCTAAGAGCTACGTTAGCCGCTTGAGTTCCAGAAAGAACCATCATGCGAGTTCCGGATGCAAGCAAAACCATACCTCGAACAAGATTGACAGTGCTTCCGTTGAAGGAACTGTTGTTCGTAAAATCTGGTGAACCGTAAGCTTCATTGGTGGTCAATGCATGCTGCGCTACGAGGAACTGAACTGCGCCCTGGTGACGACCTACAGTGTCACCACTTGCAGCAGAACCAGTTACAACGAAACCAGCATTACGAGCCTGACCAGTTGATGCGAAACGAGAAATATCACCAACGTTATCAAGTGAACCGGCACCAAGAACTCGAAGGAACGTAAGAGCTTGACGGTGCTTCAAAAATTCATTTGCAGCGTATGGACCATATTTCTTGCTATCCAAATCTCCGAAGGTCTGACGGAAATTGTCAAAGTCTCTAACCGTGATAGGGACGAAAGCAGGTCCTTTTGCGGACGTGCCGATAACACCTGCGGGGACTCCGGTTGGTTTGGCGTCCTGACGGACTGACAAATCAGATTCGGAATCAGAATATCCGGGTGATCGGGAGATTTTTTCTGCCATTATTTGTTCCTCTCAAAAAACATAGGTCTATGGTGTAATTAGGTTTCAAAAATCGAGAACTCAGGAAATTTTCAATTTAAATCCACCTGATTCTGGAATGAGGACCGTTTCTCCAGATTTTGGATTTTGACGGACGACTCTCACAAATTCAGATTCGTTTTTGCCTGTGAATGGATTTTTTTGCACCCGTTGAATTCGTTTGACCTCAGCTCGGTTCAAAATAGAATTATCTTGCCTACTCAAGAGATACAGATCAGGATCATCAGCCCCGAAGTAAGGGTCAGATGCCCCAGGAACGCCGTTTACGAGTTCTGTGTCAACTTCTTCACCCGCGATAGCAAAACTGATTACAGGGGCAGATATGTGCGAGCGTGCCCCCTTCGGGACGCCAGGGGCCGATGATGAAATCAAATAGGCAGGGACCTTAATCTGAAACTTACATTTCCGTATAAGCTCAGAAGAGGTATATTCCTCAACGTTATCCTCGGATTGATATCCAGAATCAAAATAAGCAATGAACCAATACCCTTTTGGAGTATTCAATTTTAGTGT